CCTGCTAACGTTGGAACAGCACTATCTGGCAATACTTTGCTTGCGGAGCTAACTTGCAATAGTACTTTTGCACCTAGCGCATCAAGTGGCGTATTGACGTTAAACAGCATTACGTCGGATTCAAGCGCGGATGCAACCGGAACAGCGTCATTTTTCCGCATTTATAAGAGTGATGGAACTACAGCAGTTTTACAAGGGACAGTAGGAACGTCGGGCGAGGACTTAAATCTTAACACAACAAGTATTGTTTCGGGTGCCCAAGTTGCAGTAACAAGCTTCACCATAACGGCGGGTAATGCATAATGGCTTCGTTAACCGATCTAGGCGATATAGCTGCACAGTTAACAACTTCGGGTCGCGCCGAGCATTTATTTGCATTTATTGATAGTAGAGTAGGGGCTTCAGCGGCTGTTGCGACTGTTGCGGCTAGGTTTACTAGTCTATGGCAGTACAATAAGACGATGGGTGGAGGCGGTGCGGCGCCTGGAGCGGTAGCTGCACCAGATAATACGACGACAGGCGGGTTGCTACAGACAGACCCAAGCGGTGGCCGCGAGAAATGGCTGCTTGGGATGAATGCAACCATACTGGGTAACAGTGGCACGCTAATACTATACGATAGGCTATTACATATTAGCGGTTTATCTGGCACTAGCACTAGCGCACAGACTGTTAGCGGCTCATTGACGCGCAATACAGGAGGTTTAGGGAATCAAATTTGGGTTGAGATCTATACTCAAATCGGGACTACAGCTACCACAATAACAGCTTCATACACCAATCAATCTGGTACAAGTGGGAGAACTACGAAGGCTACATCAATCGGCGGAACGGGCCTGCGAGAGGCGCAACGGATGATACCGCTCCCTTTGCAGGACGGTGACACAGGTGTACAAGCGGTTGCTAGTGTAACGTTAGCAGCCTCGACAACAACAGCAGGCGATTTTGGGGTTGTGGTGGCAAGACCGCTCTTAGTGTTACCCATAAGCCCAGTTAGCACGGGATCCACAAGAGATTGCATAGCTGGATTCCCAAGTATCAATGAAATAGATACCGACGCATGTCTAGCGCTCAGTTTTCTTGCGAACTCGACAGCGGCTCCTCAAGTTTATGTGCAGCTATCGACAGTGGAAAAGTAAATGGCTTTTAGTAATTTGTCTGATTTCGTAGCCAAGCTAAGGTATTCGCCGGAATACTACTTTACGAAAAACACAATATCGACAGTATCCGGCGTGGTAAGGTCAAGTTGGACAGTAGCACCCAACGCTGGAAGCGCGCCAAGCACTGCAGCAGTACCAGACAATACGACGACTGGTGCTTTGGTAAATTTGACCACAATAACAAATCCAATGTATCTGGCGCATGCCGAGATAGCAGCGGCTCCCAACGTTGTGGCGGGAGTTGGTGCTATTTTGATAGACCGACTATCACACCAAGGAGGGCTATCTGGTATAGTAACAACAGCACAGACTACCAATTTGCCGACATCAGCGTTAACAAGGTATACCGACGGTGTAGGGGTGATGATTGGTCTGGAAATATACACAGCGGTTGGCATTAGTGCGACAACTGCGACAGCATCATACACTAACCAAGCTGGCACTAGTGGAAGGACAACAAAGGCGGTTGCTTTTGGTGGCATAGGGATTAGTACCGCGGGTAATATTATTATAATGCCCCTCCAGGACGGTGATACAGGCGTAAAATCGGTCGAAAGCGTGACACTGGCCGGAACAACAGCAACGGCGGGCAATTTTGGCGTAACATTGTTCAAGCCGTTAGCATCTTTTCCGGCGCTATTTACGCCGATGAAGGACAACTTAGGATACTACGCTAACAGCCTGGTTGGCAACGGAGGCGGCTTAATACAGATTCTATCGGACGCATGCTTGTCGCTCCTTATCACCGGTACAGGGAACCCATCTGGCGTTGTTAATGGGTATTTAAAAATTGTCGAAACGGCATGAGACGGATTTACAGACCAATACCATTTGACGGCGCGGCTATACAACTGGGTAATATACCTATCGGATCAAATCCGATAGATGTTAGCGGTACATTAAGTGTAACAGAAGCAAATGACACGCCGGCAATAGTCGGGGTTGAGATATTTAGCGGTACAGGGTCACAAACCGAAACAAACGACACATCAACGGCATCAGGCGCGTTGATTTTTTCGGGCACATTAGCAGTAACGGAAACTAATGATAGTGTATCTGCTAGTGGTGCCGAAAGCATCACGGGCACTGTGGCGGTCTCAGAATCTAATGATGCGGCAAGCGGTGCCGGAACCGAGACAATAGAAGGAACGGTAAGCGCTGTATCATTGGACAGCGCAGCAGCAGGAAGCGGCACCCTTACGATTGTTGGCACCATTGCGGCGAATGACAATAACGATTCAGCAAGCGCGGCAGGAACTGTATTGGGGAGCGGTGCGAGCGGAAGCATTGAGTCAACTCAGGACGATCATAGTGCAAGTGCAGTTGGTAACGTGGTTGAAATTGCCGCCAGCACTACAGCAGGCGGCGGGTTTAAGAATAGAACAAAAATTGAGAAGGCAAAGCCGCAATCGCCAAAAATGGCAGAAAAAGCTCGACGAAGAAGCAAAGCTAACAGAAAAGTTAAGCCAGCTCTATGAACGTATTCAGAATGGATACGTGCCGGAAGTGACCTGAAGTCAAAGAAATTTAGAAGAAATAGTCATGCCAGCTAGCGAAAAATTCGCGCTGCCGGTATTTGATTATAGAGGTCTTGCAACCAAATGCAAATAAAGTTGCGAACAATACTTAGTGAATACATTCGCTTGCAAGAGATAATGCAAGATGAAGAAGATATATTACTTTTAATGGCATAGTATGGAAAAAAATTTATCGAAGAACTTGCTGATTTATGCAGCAGGCATGAGGTTCTTCTGTCTGGTAACTTAAGAATTCTCAAAGACAGCGAACATACAACCTACGATAAAGACTCATTAAGAATTGAAACGGCGCCATATATTTATACAGCATGTGGTCGAGACACTTGTGGGCCTTTTATGGTTTTCACTGCAGACATCAAACATAAAGAATGGGTTCCGTTTGAGCGTGGCAAAGCTTTCAACTACATAGCGGATTATCAAGCCTACGATTGCCCAATTACCGGCGAAATAATCGAAGGCAGGGCATCCCATCGCGAAAATCTTAAAAAAACACGGTTGCAGGATACTAGAAAAAGGAGAGCGCGAACACATAACGAAAACACGCGAACAAGAATTGGAAAAGCAAATAGAGCGTCAGGCTGAACACTTAACCGGTGTTATAGCGCAACGTATGTCAGTAGAAATGCCAGAGGTTAATTAATGTTTTTTGATGAAGATAAAGAGTTAAATATAGATGATTTTCTCAGTAATGCTTACGACGAAAAGTTAGCAGAGGAAGAAGACAAAATACCAGAAGAGGCCGCCCCAGTTCCCGAAAATGATCAGGAACAGCCTAAACAGGCAACGCCTCCAAAGGAAAAAGAAAGGGACCAAAAGGGTCGTTTTGCAGCGAAGCAAGCTCCTGAAGCAATTGATCAAAATACACCTGTGGAAACACAGCCTGTAAATGATCAAGCTCAGCCTAGCGCCGCTCCTGCTCGTTGGTCCGCTGAAGATAAGGCTAATTTTAATGCGCTCCCTCCTGATGCACAAAAACTTGTGCTAAAGCGCGAGCAGGACATCGAAAGATACCTTACACAGAAAACCCAGGAAATTGCACACATAAAAAGAGAGTATGATTCCCTCGAGCAAGTGATTGGACCCAGACGTCAAGAAATGGCCAAAATGGGATATACGGCAGCTACAGCACTAAATGAGCTGCTTACCCTTAATGACATGGCTAGTAAAGACCCTCATAGGTTTCTATCATGGTTTGTTCGCGAACATAACATAGATTTAGGGCAATTTCAGCTACAACAAGAAACTAGACCAAGCATTGACCCATTGCTACCCACAGTTGTGCAACGTGTCGGTCAGCTTGAGCAAGAAATCAACCATTATAAACGCGCACAAGACCAAGCTCTCCAAAGCCAAAGTCAAAGCCTAATCGAGAAATTTGCATCCAATCCTGAAAATAAATACTTCGAAGACGTGCGAGTTGAGATGGGAAGGCTTGTTGAGGCAGGACTTGTTGACCCAATGGATTTAGAAGGGGCCTACAACAGGGCCTGCTGGTCCATCCCCGAAATACGCCAACGTATCCTTGATGAGCAACGCCAAGCCGATGAGGCAAAGCGTATAGCAGCAGCACAAGAGGCTGCAGCTAAAGCTCGTAAAGCACAGGGGGTAACTATAAAACCTAAATCCGTAGTCCCAGTTAAGGGCGCTCCTATATCGGTCGATGACACGCTCAGTAGGACATATGACAGTTTGCACGGCGGAATGTAGCGAAATCTAACACAATAAGGAGAAAAATATGGTTTCGCCAAACTCAACATTTACCGAATTAGTCACGACGACTCTTCGGGAACACCCTAAATACTTAACCGACAACGTATCTAAAAATAACGCTTTATACCAACGTATGACCAAAAAGGAAAATACGTATGGTAGACGGTGGTACTACTATTGTTGAGCCTCTCGACTATGCAGAAAACGGGACATATCAACGATACAGTGGATACGACACACTTAACATTTCAGCAAGTGATGTTTTATCAGCAGCAGAGTTTGCATGGAAACAAGTTGCTATCCACATCACAGCAAGTGGCCGTGATTTGCGTATTAACGCAGGCAAAAACCAGCTGTTAAATTTGATTAAATCGCGTTTGAAAAACGCGCAAAGAACCTTTGCTAACAATATGTCAACCGACATGTATAGCGATGGAACGGCTACAAATCAAATTAACGGCTTGCAAGCTTTGGTTGCTGATGCAGGAACTGGAACCGTAGGTGGGATTAACTCATCAACGTATACTTTTTGGAAAAATAAAGTTCAGTCAGCAGCTTCACCATTACAGGGTGGCAGCGCTATCACACCAAGCAAAACCACAATTCAATCCCTGATGTTGCCATTATGGCTTGAATTAACGCGCGGCGGTGATAAGCCTGACCTTATTGTTTCTGCGAACGATTATTTCACGTTTTACGAAGAATCGCTTACCGATCTTAAACGCTACACAAGCGATGACGACGGCCAAGGCGGTTTTATATCACTCAAATACAAAACAGCAGACGTAATCTTTGACGGCGGCACAAATGGCGGTGGTATTACAGCGGCTCACATGTACTTCCTAAACACCGAATATATCGGCTTAGCAGTGCATGAGGCGGCTAACATGACCCAAATTGATGACCAACGACCAGTCAACCAAGACGCTGTTGTGATTCCTTGTATTTGGCAGGGTAACATGACGGTTTCTAACCGGTCATTGCAAGGCGTATTGAAAGCATAAGGAGTTTTATCATGGTTTACACTATTAATAACATCATTGCAGGTGCGCAACCAATCGCAACCACTGACACGACACAAAACCACCCACTAGGGACAATCGTTACAGCGAATGATCCTACGTATGGCGCGGGAGAGTTTATCTATCTCGCAGGGGTGGCATCAACAGCTGTTGGGTCTTGGGTGACATACAACGTCGATGATGGATCAACGACATTAGCTTCTGCTAATGCTATTGGTCCACTTGCTGTTGCAATGTCAGCAAACGTTGCTAGCCAGTACGGATGGTATCAAATCCAAGGCAAAGCTGTTGGTAAAGCATTGACCGGATTTGTTGATAACGCCAACGTTTATCTAACATCAACAGCAGGTAGCGTTGATGATGCGATTGTGGCAGGCGACTATGTACGCAATGCTAAAGGCGCGTCAGCGGTAGGAACTCCAAGCTCAGGTTTAGCCGAGTTTGAGATTGCTAGACCGCTCGTATCAGACGGACTAGACGTATAATACAATATAAATACAATAGGGGTGGTGTAATGCCGCCCCTATCTTTTTAACATTTAAGGGAATTTATGAATTACCAACAAACCGCTTATATACAGTTTGAGTTACAGGCCATTGAAGATCGCGATGAAAGTTTAAAGCAGGGCCGATATATCGCCAAAGAAATTGAAATAGCCATCATAACGCTTCCTGGAAGCCGCGATACTATAGAAAAAGTTATAACGCCGGAAGAACTAAGCATTTGGAAGAACAACCCAGAAAAGCAGTTGTGGGTAAAGATGTATGAGGCGTGGAAAGATGGGGCGGAAGCACCGATTACCGGTACACCGATAAAAGAATGGCCGGTGTTGTCGCCCAAAAAAGTGAAAGAATATCTTAATGCGGGCATTCGGTCAGTCGAAGATTTAGCGGCATTGCCTGAAGATGCATGTGACAATATCGGATTTGGCACAAGAACAGATAGGCAAAAAGCCAGAGATTGGATTGCTGCAGCTAATGATACAGGTAAGTTGGTGCAGGAATTAGAAACGCTGAAGGTACAGATTAACGGACTGCTAACAGAAACAGAACGCTTACGCGCTGATAATGCATCGCTCGCAGAAAGGTTAGGCGAAGGGGCAATGTCAGAAGCTCGTTTATCAGTTAAGGCACGGAAACAATGACATTATTAACAATCGTTCAAGATGCGTGGTTGGAATTGGGGTTGTCATCAACAACCCCCTCAACCGTTATTGGCAATACAGACCAAAATGTAACGCGTTTGCTGGCTCTTGCCAATCGCGGCGGTAAGGTGCTTGCTCAATATTACGCTTGGACGGGGTTAATCAGGGAAGCAACTTTCGTTACCATAGCAGACGAAGACCAAGGCGAAATTGAGGATATAGCCCCTGGGTTTAATTGGGATATTTACGAAACAATGTGGAACCGCACAACTATAAATTATACTGCTGGCCCATTGTTTCCGAAAGAGTGGCAAAACCTGAAAGCTCTAACCGTATCTGGTCCATTTCCTGCCCATCGCATCAGGAACAAGCATCTATTTATAATTCCTGAGCCAACAGCAGGTGACACGATAGCGTTTGAATATGTATCGCGCTATTTCTGTGAATCCAGTACCGGAACTGGCCAAGAAAGATGGGTGGCTGATACTGACGTTGGGACACTCAACGAAGATTGGCTAACAATGGATCTTGTTTGGCGCTTCAAGCGTGCCGTTGGTCTTGACTATGGCGAAGAGCGGTTAGAATTTGATACAGTTATCACTAACGCAATGGCCCGCGACGGCGGCAAAAGACCCCTAAGCCTAGGTGAAAAGAAAGAAAGCGACATTGGCGGCTTGTACATACCTGCGGGTAACTGGAACCTATGAGACGTAAAATTAACCCCCCACGCCGGCAGGTATCAACGAGTTATACTGCTAGGCCGCCTATTGGCGGTCTTAATTCCCGCGACTCCCTCGACAAAATGAAAGAAGAAGATGCAATTGTCCTTGATAATTGGTTTCCCAGCACAGCAACCGTTGACTTGCGGGCTGGTGCTGCTTTACATGCGGTAGGTGTAGGCCAGATAGAAACGCTGACGCGGTCATCAAGTGGAACATACTTCGATAACAGCGGTGTGCTACAGACAGCTAGTTCCGACGTTGCACGCTATACTTGGAAATCATCATCTTTAGCCGCGTACACTATGCCAAGACTGGTGATTGAAACAGCTAGGACAAACTATTGCCTATACAATCGCGACTTAACAAATGCGGCCTGGACTAAAACGAATTGCACAGCTACGAAAAATCAAATAGGCCTAGATAACTCAAGCAACGCATGCACCAAAATAACAGCTACGGCGGCAAACGGAAAGGTTACTCAAGCTGTAACTTGCTCCACAGGTGCAACTCTTTATGTCTATATGAAGCGCATTACCGGTTCTGGTGCTGTGCAGCTAACAGTCGATAACTCGAGTTGGACTACAGTAACCGTAACATCGCCAACTACTTGGGTAAGAGTTAGTCTTGCTGGTGCTGGCACGAACCCCACGATTGGCATTAGGCTTGCAACAAATGGTGACGCAATAGCGGTTGACTTTGTGCATGTCGAGATATCGACTGAATCTTTCCCAATCGCAACAACTTCTGCATCCGTGACAACCGGAGCCGACACAGTAGCCTACCAGAGCGGATCAAGTGTATCAACGGTAGCTGGTCAAGTTGACACTTTGATTAGTTATGCTAGCGGCGCATCCACTAAATTACTGGCGGCGGCAACTGGCGCAATATATGACGTGACTAGCCCATATGGTGCTGGGATACCCCTTGGGACTGGATACGGATCAAATCGCTGGCAGTACGAAAACATGAACGGCTACGCGGTAATGGTTAATGGCGTAGACAGCCCAATTAAATATAATGGCTCTACCATATCCAGTAATACGATAACTGGATCAGGTCTAACCGCAAGCAACCTTTGTGATGTAAATCTATTCAAAGGCCGCCTTTTCTTTGTTGAAAAGAATACTTTGAACGCATGGTACTTAAGCTTAGGTGCAATCGCAGGGGCAGCCCAAAAGCTTGATTTTTCGCAGTATTGCAAGTTGGGTGGCTATTTAGTTTGTTCCGCAACATGGTCACGTGATGGTGGATCGGGGGCGGATGACTTTATTGTGTTTATTACTTCTCGAGGAGAGGTTCTTGTTTACCAAGGAAGTGACCCTGGGGTCGCGTCACAATGGGGACTGGTTGGAGTCTTTCGCATTGGTGCGCCGATAGGAACGAGACCGATTTTTAAGAGTGGAGCGGATTTAGTTGTTATTTGCCAGGATGGATTTGTCCCATTAAGCAAAGTCCTTCCCATTGATAGGGTGGCCGCAGAACAAGTCGCGTTATCTGATAAAGTGCGCAATGATATTAATAAAGCCGCAAGGTTATATAGTAGCAACTTTGGATGGCAAGGTGTCTTCTATCCTCGTGGCAATATGGGCGTTTTTAATGTACCAATAGTCGAGGGCACAAACGTACAGCAATACGTCATCAATACTATAACTGGCGCATGGTGCAGGTTCACTGGATGGAATGCAACTAGCTTTGCTATTCATGGCGAAAAGCTTTATTTTGGTACTAAATATGGGGTTGTGTGTTTGGCGGATAGTGGTACTGCAGACTACCAGGCAACCGATGGAATAACCGGCGATTATGTGGCTATTAGTGCTAAATGTAAGCCAGCCTTCAATTACTTCAAAAATCGCGGTTCATTAAAACACTTTAAAATGGCTAGGCCAATGCTAACGGCAAGTGCTGGTACAAATATTGGCTACGTCATGAATACGGATTTTAGCGATTACCAGCCTGCTGCAACGCTTTCTACAGGTGTTGGATCGTCCGCATGGAACACCAGCCCGTGGAATACAACATCATGGACAAGTGGCGGACAATTGATATCAAGATGGTTATCGGCACCAGGAACAGGTTACTGTGGAAGCTTCACAATGTTAATCCAAAGCAAGACCGTGACAGCATCAATTAACGCAATCACATATGTGTACGAACAAGGTGGAATAATGTGACGTCACTGTTGCTTAACGCTGACAAAATTGTATGGGATTTTGTGAAAGAACGTCTTCCATATCTCAATGATCGCGATTATACTACTATAGGAATATTAAGAAATGGAAAAATAATAGCAGGGTGCGTGTACCATCGATATTACCCAGATTATCGGGATATCGAAATGTCTATAGCAGCAGATACGCCGCTATGGGCAACTAAATTTAACATTCTCGCCTTGTTGGATTACCCCTTCAATCAATTGAATTGTCACCGTGTAACGGCCTTAACTCGAGGTCATAATGCGCGCATTAGAAGATTTTTGGAAGGGATTGGATTCAAACAAGAAGGCTGCATTAGACAGGGTTTCATTGACGATGACACAATCGTTTACGGAATGTTGAAAGATGAAGCCGGTAGATGGTTAGATTTAGGAAATAAGTATGGGCAAAAAGACACCTAGCGCACCAGCGGCACCTGATCCGGTAGCAACCGCTAACGCACAAGCAGCGGCCAACGCTGAAACCGCACGCGTCCAGCAGACCATGAACATGATAAACGAATACGGACCTAATGGGTCAGTCGTTTATAACCCACTCGGGAACGATCGATGGGAGCGCGTAGTTTCACTAAACCCCACTCAACAACAAGCTTATGACACGGAAAGTGCACTTGACTTAGGAACAAACAAGCTAGCATTTGACCAGTTAGGACGTATACGCGCCAACGTGTCATCTCCATTTGACCTAAGTACTTTACCACAAATCCCAGGCCAAAATGACCTTAATGCTAATAGAGATGCTGTTACTAATGCGCTTTATGGCCAAGCCACATCGCGCCTTGCGCCACGTTTCGCCGAAGATGAGCGTGTATTGCGTCAAGGCCTATCAGACCGCGGCATTATGGAAGGTAGTGAGGCTTATAAAAATGCAATAGACGACTTTAGCCGTGGTAAGAACGATGCGTACGGCTCAGCAATGAATAGCGCTATTGCACAAGGTGGCGCAGAACAAAGTAGATTGTTTGGCCTTGGGCTTCAAAACCGCCAACAGGCGATTAATGAATACCTCACACAACGTAACCAACCGCTTAATGAGGTTGCTGCACTCCTTGGAACTGGTCAGGTTCAAGCTCCGCAAGTTGGAGGAACGCCACAAGTTGGCCTCAATGCGCCTGATCTCATGGGCGCATATAACCAACAGTATCAAGGAGCCCTTAACAATTATAATAGCCAAATGGCGGCGAGAAATAACATGTATAGCAGCCTTGGTGGCCTTGGTGGGGCAGCCCTTGGAATGTTTAGCTTTGGCTCTGATGTGAGATTGAAAGAGCAAATTAAATTAGTAGGTAACGAGAGAGGATTCAACATCTACGAGTTTAGATATATTGGAGACGACCAAATATATACCGGTGTGATGGCTCAAGAAATTGCCGAGATAGTCCCAGAAGCGGTTACAGATATTGATGGATATCTAAACGTAGATTACAGCCACATTGGTATCCAAATGGAGGTCGTAGCATGAACATAATAGGACCAAACCCCAACGCATCTTACGATGAATCCAAAAAGCGCATGGCTCAGGCATTGTTTGCCAACACAGCAAACCAGGAAGCAATGTCACCAGCCGCCGCCATTGTTAAAGCTCTAACAATGGGGCTTTACGGACAGCAAGCGGGCAAACAACAGCGGTTGCAGGACCAAGAGAAGCAACAAGATGCTCAATCGATGCAGCGCATATTGCAGCCTGAAAAGCTGCCATGGCTAAATGAAAGTGATTTGGGCGCTATGAGCCGTACTGCTGGCTATGAGGCAGCGGCGAATCCTAGGGTAGCACCATTTGCCCAAGAACTGGCTGTTACTAATGCCACTAAAGGTAGCGATATTGAAAATAAAGACCTTAAATCCAAAATAATCAACCAACTATTAGGGGTCGGAGATCAGGCATCTACACCAACAGGCCTTATGACAGTTAGTGGTGGCCCTGATATGAATGATCCACTCAATCGTCCTATGGCCTCGCCTGGAAAGCAACCTCCACAGTTCCCCAATCAGCAGCCTATGCCTCAACCAGGCTCTCAAGGTGCTCCGATGGGGCAGTTTAACCCTAAAGCCATGACAGCTCTTGCGATTGTTGATCCGCAGGCAGCAGGAAGCTTGCTTGATATACAGAAGGTTAATCAACAGCAGCGTGAGATGGACCCAAACTTCATATCTAGCAAAGCAGCGAATGAAACCTATGGAAAAAAATCAGGAGAGGATTTTAACAGCTTCATGCAGTCAAGCATGAACGCAAGCAACAATATTGCTCTTTTGGATCAAATTGATGCGCTTGGAGACCAAGCAGACACTGGAAAGTTTGCGAACCTTGGCATGGAAGGCCAAAAGTTAGCCGATGCTCTAGGTATGAAAGTTGACACAACCAAAATGGGCGCAAGGGAAGCCATGACTTCAATTGCCAACCAGCTAACCCTTAAATTGCGCACAGCTGGCGGCGAAAATCAAATGCCTGGCCAAATGTCAGACGCGGACAGAGCCTTCTTGCAGAAGATTACCCCAGGTCTAGAGACCACACCGGCAGGGCGTAAATGGATTGTGGCATGGAACAAGAAACTAGAGCAGCGAAACAGCGAAATTGGTTCAATTCTTGAACAAGAAATGCAAAATAATGGCGGATCGGTCCCAAGCAACTGGCGAAAAATTTCACGCGATTATAACAAATCGCACCCGCTTTTCACAAAAGAGGACTTTGATGCTGCAAAACAACTTGCTGGCGGGGCATCGACCGGCGGGGCTAAGCAGGGCAATAGACCTTCTCTTGATTCTTTTTTCAGCAGGTAGTCCATGGCAGGATTCGATATTCAAGGTGCACGCAAAGCTGGATATTCCGATGGTGAAATCGCTGATCTTTTATCTCAAAAGAAAGGCTTTGACCTGCAAGGTGCTCGTAATGCCGGTTATTCGGATACTGAGATAGCGGACAAGCTTGCTGGCTATGAAAAACCTGGAGTTGTGGAGGATGTGGCCAAATCTGTTTTGGGCAAAGGCTTGCCTACAGCCATTGCATCTAAAGTCGGGGGAATCGCGGGAGACCTAGGCAACTTAGCGGCACTCGGTGGCGGTCTTGCCGCAAAAGGGCTGTGGAATGCATTTTC